AATATCGTTAATGAGATGTCCAAGGTACTCTGCCCTTTTGTTGTGGTGGTTAGGGTGTGCATGACTATCAGGGATAATCAAGTGAGTCTTAGCCATCTAGGATGTCCTTTAGTACAAATGTCTTTAGTGCTTCACAACCGAATACAATCTCACGATGGTCACCAGTGCTACTGAAGAACCTGTAACCATCCTCAGTAATGACAATAGAGATAACTGCCCTCTTGTTAGTCATATCGTCAATCTGATCCATGACAAAGTTAATGTTCTCTTGTTCGTCTTCCTTTAGAGAGCTCTTGAACTCTGCCATAGAGATTACACGATCTCTTTTGTCATCACTCATCCTCTGTCTCCTTGATGTAGTCTTTTAGTAGTTTCAGGAAGCCGATCTCTATCAGCATCTGGGCGGTACGCTGTGTTATGTCCATCGTAACAGTAGCAGAGCCATCTTCGTTTTCGATGTAGTCGATGATCTTGATTGTATCAGGTCCGTCAGTCATGCGTCACCTTCCTAAGTATACCTTCTGCACCATCTAACCACTCAGGTTTATCCTCTTGGAGGTAGGCCCACTCAACAATACTAACTAAGATACCCTTCAGCATCCCAGCATTATAGGCGTGGTCAGGTATTTGGTTTAGAGTTGCATTAAGGGCAGCTATTGTATCCTGTTGCTGGCGGATGGTGTCATAAGACTGCTTGGGTTCTTGCGACTTTAAAGGCATGATGGCGTATGTGCCGATCTTGCGTATGTCATCGTGAAAGCCTTTGTAGTAGGCTAATTCAGCTTCCAGCTCTTCGATGCGGTCATCACTCATCATCAATCCCTATCTTGTAGTCATAGTCACCACTGAAGTAGATGTAGACATGCTTGAATGCTATCGCATCTTTACGGTGATCTTCCTTGTCCTCCTGCTCGTGAGGCTTTAGACCGTAAGTTCCATGCTTTGAATGGAGCCTCTTGTACTCTTCAGCGTGGTACTCACAGGTATCCTTCATCTTCCAAGAGATGAGGTCATTCATGAAGTCGCTGTGGAGGAGGTGGTTTAGGAAGTCTGGTGTTTTCTTAGTCATCGAACCATTCCTTTGGTACTGTTCCAATAGAGAATTTGTAGTTGTACTTGGTAGCCCAGTCACTAGCCCTCATCTTTGCTCCCTTGGATATAGGACCATCTTTGTAGAATACAATACGTATATCCAAGTCTGGGTACTGTTCCTTTATGGCAATCATCTTCTTGCGTGTCTGGTAGTCGAATGCTCTTCCTAGTCCTTTGGCTTCTATGTACATCTTTGTACCATCCTTACGTTCAATAACAAAGTCAGGAATGTACTCAGATGTTACAGTGTAGGTTAGTTTCTCTGGTTCGTAGTATGCCTTGGCTTTCTTGTTAGGTAGAAAGGCTTGGATACCTTTCCATACTTCGTACTCAAATGCACTACGTACTTTCTTTCCTTGTATCTTTTCTGGTGTCTTACGCTTCTTTGGCATACTGTGTAAAGCCCTTTATTTTTCTTCCTCCTTTAGCGGGGTTTGGGTCTTTACCAAAGCGAAAGGAATGTAAAGCACACGTGTGTACAGGACATTGTTCGACTTCTGTGTACTGATAGCAGCTACAGTCCATGCACTTAGCTCTGATAACTTTTAGAACTTCTGCTTTAGTAGTCATTTTAGTTACGCTTTCGGGACATTAGGTTCTCGTACTACTTTAGTCAAGTACTTAGGTCCAGTGCTGTAGATGTAAGTCTGAAGGCTAGGCCAGCACTTCTTCTTCCAGTCACAATAGGAGCACTGAGTACACAGCTTCATGTTACCTGATTTACCATCTGGTTCATCCTTGAATACCCTGTTGGGTATGTTGGGTGAGTTGATAGCATCCCTAGTGAAGTTAACATAGTTATCATAGTTAACACCATCTGACTCATGTATGTCAAGGCAAATGTGACCAAGTGTTTTGTCTATGACTAGGAATGCAGCACGGTTCTTGTCTGTTACAAGAGGATCATCCTTGGATGCCCACAGGTACTGCATCAACTGAGGAATGTAACCAAAGGCATCCTCTTCCTTTGTCAGATGGTTCTTGAACTTTTGAAATGAATACGTAGAGGCACTCTTGACATCAACAACTACACCATCAATAACTGCGTCACGGTGACCCTTGATCCCATCAATCTCTAGCTCATCCTGCATACCTTCAACAGAGTGTCCTGCTTCAGCAGCCAGATACAAGAGAAGCTCTTCTAGGATGTCACCATAGAGGAACTTGACACGAGCGTATGGTGGCAGTGGTTCAGCATGTTCAATGTCCATGTTGACATGATACCAGAGTTTACGAAGGCAAGGAGTACCCATGTTGGACATGCGTAGTGTTCCCTTGCCTTCCTTGTTTTGTGCACCAATACGTGACTGTACTGTCTGGGCCAACATGAGACCAAACCGATCAGAAAGGTAGCTATCGAACTCCTTCTCTGAACCGAAGAGTCCGTAGATGTCATCCACCAGTGTTTCGATTTGCTTGCTCATGTTAGCCTCTTTATCAGTCTAGTGGGTTGTCTTCAGCAGTAGGCTTAACGTACTCAACGAGGTTAGTGATAATCACCTTGTTGAAACGATGGCCCATACCCATTGAAGTGTCATAGGTGATGAACTCTACTACAGCTTCAGAACCATTGCCAATGATCTTACCCTCTAGGGATTCACCATTCTCCATGACTACCTCTGGTGGATCAAACTCAATAAGATCATCCTTAATCATCTTACGAGTAGGACGCTTCAGTGTATACATAACATCACCCTCTTTGTCTTCACGAGGGCGTGTCTGTACACCTGACTTCTTCCACACAGATTCGTCAATGTCGTACATATTTACCTTGTAGTTACGGCTACCACGAAAATCATCAGGTTCAAAGAGGTTCTGACACCACTTTAGCTTACCTTTGATTTTATGATAATTCGTTGCCATTTCGTCTTTCCTTTAGTGAGTTTCTAACCAGTTGTAACCTATTTCGCTGCTACCGTCAAGCCTACACTTAACCTCTAGTTCTTCACCAGCTTGGCGGATAGCCTGTCGTTGTACATAAGCAACGTACTTGGCAGTTTCAAGACAGTGTTCTACTTCTGTCTGCCATTCGTCATGCACATCGTTAACTTGTCTGAACCATATCTTTTCCTTCTTGAGACGATTGTACCATATACGATTAGCCCACTTCATGATGACTGACTCACCATTCTGTAGGTATCCTGCTAGCATGAGGTGCTCACTATCGCACTTAACTACTCTACCGTCAAGCCCTATGAAGTAGCCCCTCTGCGCATCATTAGGTATAATACCATACTTCAGTTTTGACAACCCGTCAATAGATGACAAGAAACTATTCATCGCTTTAGCTGCTCTGTCATTATTCGTTCGTAGTATGTGAGCAATCTTTGCTGTTCCTGCTCCGAGTAGCCAAGCATAGATAAATGTTTTTGCATCGTCTCTAGTGATGCTATCAAGGCCAAGTGCTCTTTTGTTGACATTGTGTATGTCTGTTTCGTCTTCCTTTTTTCCATTGACTATGGCCTCTGTGTACTCCTCATTGTCGATGTAGTGAGCCAGAACTCTTAGCTGAATACCTTCAGCGTCAGTACCAACCAATAGCCTATCCTTTGGTACGCTCCATAAAGAACGCATTAGACCGTTATAGGTAATGTTTATGGACTCAACAGGTGTAGGCTCTCTACCTTCCGGTGGATAAGCACTGGAAGGAATATTAGCCATGTTCGGACCACTATGGGACTTACGGTGAGTCCACGAGCCAATGTGTTTAAAATTCCCTCTAATGCGGTTGTCAGTTTCGTCCACTGCATTTAACCACTCCTCTAGTGTGGACCTACGTGAGTCTAGAGTAATCCACTGTACGAGCTTCCTAGCGCCTTCTGGGGCATGTTCAGGTAGGGTGGCTAGGTTAGCCTCTGAAGTCTTCCATCCGTATGTCTTGAAGTGCTCCAGTCTTTCCTCATTGTTCTCACGTTCGGCCTTGATGTAACCGTCAGTCTTCTCCCTTGGCTTCCATCCACAGGCATTCAAAACCTCAATACGTTGCTTTGGACTACCCGGATTAAATTCAGCCCACTCAAATCTGCTGAAGGGTGCATCTGCACAGAACCCATGTTCCTCTGGTTCTCCATCCAGAAACCTGAAGTCCTTCTTGGATATTGTACCCTTAGCTGTTAACGAGGGAGTAATCTCCTTGACAAAAACTGACTTTGGTTTGAAGTCTTTCTGAATAGCTTGGTTCAGTTCCTCTAGTTTGTCACATATCTCCTTGTGTAGTTCCTTAGCCCTTGCTGTCTCAAAGTGGAAACCACTGGCTCTCATATCTTCGCAGAGGATAGCTGAGTCATGCTCAAGTCGTATGGCTTTGTCATACCTGCCTTTGGATATGTAGTACTTGTGTATAGTCTCAAATACTTTTGCTGTCAACCTTACGTCTTGCTTACAGTAGTCAACCATCTCCTTTGAGAGACAAGAGAAGTCACTGAAGTCAACCTTTGGAAAGTTCAGTCGTAGTCCCCAGTTATCCAGCGAATGGTTACTATACTTCCAGCTATTGGCAAGACGGCTAAGGACAAGAGTGTCAAGGCACCTACCCAAGTCGTACTGAGCATTGCAAAGGCGATTGATAACAGGCAGATCGAAGCCAATAATGTTGTGACCAACAAGAGTGTAATCACGTATGTAGTCCACAAACTTTTGAGTATTTGTTTCATGAGGTGTAATCTATGTCCTTTCTTCACCTGTCTGTACGTCCTTGGTGATGGCTACCCAGATGACACTTGGTGTAAGTGATTCACACTCAATGTCGATGACTAGGTAGTTGCTCATTGTTATAGTCCTTCCAGTGTATCCTGATCTATGTCTTCACCAGACTTGAGTTCTTGCAGAGTGAAGGTTGTGTCGTTGTCGTAGTAGACTGAACCAACTGGGCCTGTCTTTGCACCCTGTCCACGTCCCTTCTCTACAATGAAGGATAGTTTCTTACGCTCGAATGGATCAGGATGACGAATGTTACGCTCCATGTGGATTACTGTGTTAGCAATCTTTGGTGGGTAACGAGAACTACGTGTCTGGCCATTGTCGTTTACGTGCATGATGGTAACGAGACAGAACCCTAGTTGAATAGCCATCTTCTTTAGCTGAGTGACTACGTAGTCTAGCTTCTTACGTTCATCATCATCCTCAAGACCCGTGACAAGCATACTAAGGTGGTCCAGAAAGATGATACGACAGTCGCAACCACTAACCAGAAAACGAATGTTCCCAAGAATAGTATCGGGATCATCGCTATCAAAACCAGACTGGATGAATAGTTTATCGTCTTTCCCCTTCACAATATCACGGTAGGCGTTCATTACATCTTGGTTAGATACACCAGAGTTCTCCATCATGGCTGGTGCCTGTAGATGGTACGTTGCTAACCCACGAATGGTGTCACCAAGTGTTTCCTCTAGGCGGATGATACCAATGTTCTCAGTAGTTGTCTTGAGTGCATGATACTCCATAGCCCTGAAGATTTCAGTCTTACCTATGCCTTCCATACCCTTGAATAACACTAGTTCACCCTTGTGTAAACCGAATAGTGCGTTCTCTAGGCAGTCAAATGGGTACGATGCTAGCTTGTGTTGCTTGTGTTCGTTTAGGGCTTCCTCAATGTCCCTGAAGCTATGGATGATACCGTCTGGTGTTTCCCTAGAGGCATTCTCCCATAGTTGGTAGAGATCGTACTCCTTGCCATGCCTTACGTAGTCATTAGCATCCTTGAACTGTGTGAACTTCACAGTGAGTAGCTTCTTGGGATCAAACATTGAAGCTACCTTGGCCTTGGCTTCCCTACCGGGATCATCATTGTCAAAGGCTAGGATAATCTTGTCGAATGAGTTTAGGAAGTCAAAGTCATTCTTACAGTCACGCTTGGCAGTGGAAGAACTCTGGACTGATACGACAGCAGCCTTGCCACCCAGAGCCTGATAGAATGCTACAGCATCGTATTCACCCTCAGTGATGACTACAGTATCAGTACACCCTGCATCAAAATTGTCCTTGCCGAACAGACCAGCGTTGACCATTGGACCATGAACATAAAACTTCTTCTCCTTCCAGTCTCGCACCTTTACAGCACCATTGGGGTAGGTGAAGAAAGTACGTACTGGCTCATCATTGTTAACTTCAGTCTTAACGCCATACTTACGTAGTGCATACTCGACTAGACCACGAGTAGGGATTACCTTGGTTTCGAGTACAGAGAGGTCAATCTTAGGCTGCACCATTCTCTTACTTTCGTTAGCCTCACAGGAGAAACAAAAGAAACCATCCTCATACTCAGTCCATGCGTCACTACTTTTGCAGTGTGGACAAGGCCCTTGGTTTAGTGCTCTCTTTCCGTTTGGTTGATACATCATCATACCCTTTCAGTGTTAGATCATGATGCTTCTTGCATTTGTGGCATACGTAGCCACTGGGTGTCTTTGTGAATGAGATTGAGTTTTTATATCGTGATGTTTTTCGTTTGTCAACATACCTTTCGGCTTCCATGTGGTCATGGGACAAGGAAAGATCATTAGTAATATCACATACGTAACATCTATAGAACATACTTAAGTAACTCCCTTTAGTAATATGGTATTGTAACTAATGATACTATAGTATTTATAATATACTAAAGTTTATAAAAATAAAACTTAAGTATATACTATAGGATACTATAGATACTTTAGTAACAAGAAAATAGACAAAGAAAGGGAGTTTGTCAAGTCACTTTTTCCAGTTAGGTTGTTCCCTTCCAAACCAAGTGGGTTTCCTTGTATCCATAGTCCACCTTTGTTCAAGGTATTCCTTGTATGCTAATGTTACAGAACTGTAATGCTTATAGGATAAACCATAGCCCTTGTTAGCTGCACAGTTAGCAAACTCAGTTAGTTCTCCCTTTGGTATACAAGTTATTAACTTAAGGCACCTACTGATGATAGGAAGACACTTATGTTCCTTCAGATACACTGCCTTGTACACTTGACAAAGGGCTAGACCATGCTTACATAACCACTCGTAGTTCCCTTGTGTCTGTCTTGCCCATACGTTGCTAGGATGATTAGCGTGAGTAGGTTTGTAAATCATAGAGGTGTC